GTCACCTTCTTCTTCTCGTTGAGATAGATAAGTTAAGTAATTATTTTTTAAATTTTCTTTTATGTTTATTGCGAGTACAATTTGGCTTGTAGGAATCACATATTCCTCTTCCTCAGTAAAACTAAATAAAGGATACATTATATACGATTCCACAATGCCTCTGGATGATGGCATGCGAATCGCAGATAAGATAACAGGTTGTGTTACTTTTATAGATTTTTTTTCATAAATGTCCTCACAATCATCTGTTGTCATACAAATGATGTTATCACCCGAGGACAATTTTAAATATTTGTAGTAAGGATTATCCATTATATTTTTACCTTTACTAATTTGTAATTGAAATGCTCATCATTATATATCTTAATCCGTTCAATCATATGGAGTAAAGTATAATTCTTTTTACTTTTCCATGTTAAGTCATCTGCAATATCATAAAGGTTACATGATGTTTTAGTTTCGCTGGTTCTCAAACCTCTACCTATAGACTGTAAATTTCTAATTCTAGATTTTGACGGGGATGCAAAAATAATATTATGTAGGTTCTTAATATTTATTCCTGTAGAGAATGTTCCATAGCTAGCAACAATAATAGCATCCGTTTCTAATTCTGTTATTCTACGAATATCCTCACGTTGTTCCGTATCTGTTCCACCGAATACAAAAAATACTTTTCTATTTTCAGCTTTTTCCTTAATCATCTCATGTAACGGTTTACCGTGTTTTTCTACATATTGGAATAATACTAAAGTATTGCCCGTCTGTTTTAAAGCAAGGTTCCGTATAAATTTATTTCTTGGTTCATATTGAACTATAAAATCCATCTCATCCTGATAGGACTTACCCTTAGTTCCTTTTCTTAATTCGTCACTGTATTCTAATATTATATTATAAATCTGAAGATTTGCCAATTGGTTATCCGAAATAAGTTTCTTGGTTGTAGTAACTTTATAGACAGATCCAAATAATCCTTCAAGGACTAATTTATGTGTTTTAGTACCATCTAATGTTCCTGTAGTACCAATTCTATAGGGCGATGTAGTACACTTGTTTAGAATACTTGTTAAAGACTTGGCTTTAAAATTATGAGCCTCATCTCCGTAAATTACCTTAAAATCTTTAAAGAACGGTTTAGGTAGTTTGTATAACGATTGCCAAGTACTAATAACAACATCATATTCATTAGACTTTTCATGCCCTCCGTAAATACGATGACAATGCTCAGATGTTTTCCAATTATTCAAACAAGAATAATCTTGAAAATCCGAATACATTTGTTCTACAAGGGAGGTTGTTGGTACAAGTATTAGTTGTCTTCTAGTATATCGTTCGTGCCAACGAATAAGACAATAAATGATAAGAGATTTTCCCGAACCAGTAGGAGATAATAAAAGACGTCTTCCATCTTTAATGGATTGAAAAACCGCATCTACTTGATAATCTCTAATTTCGATAGGCTTTCCCTTTGAGCCTATGTTTAAGTCTTCACAAAATTTTCTAACAATATCATAAGTTACAGCATCAGATTCTTGCACATAATTACTATAATCTATAGTATAGTCTCTTTCATCACAGAATTTTTCCAGATACTCTTTCAATCCTACATATAATTCCTGTGTGAACATAGAATAGAGACGAACTTTACCATCCCACATACGAGACTTATAAAGAGGATGGAACTTTGCTCCTGGTACATCAAATGCAAAATGGTCATTTAATTCTTGTCCAAGAGAAGGTTCGCATTTTACTCTAAGATAAACTTCATCTTTTTTCGATAATACTATGTCAGCCATTACATCATGCCGTTAGTAAACTTCTGCCATTCGATAGCATTTTTGATATCCCAACCTCTACTATTGATAGATCGAATAATTTGTTCTAACTGATATAATACTGTTTTAAAATATTCTACTTTATCTTGTAGTATAACTAAGTCAGCATCAACAGTTAAAAACTCATCCATTTCATTTTTAAGGGGTTTGTTGCCTTGCCATTGATCCCAGCCTTCGTCTTCTAATTCTGCTTGTGTCATCTCACCTCTATAATACCGATACTTTTTGCGTCGGCAATTTAGATAATCAGATTCAGTTTTACGAAGGTTAAGGCGAGTAGAAGAAAGTAGATTCAAATATTTTGCATGAAGGTTAGGAGTTTTTATGGACTCCTGCCCCAAATTCAATTCATTGATTTTACAATCCGCTTCCCAAGTATCTTGCAACTCAGTTAATTTCATTATATAAGGCCTTCAATTAACCGATTTGGATAATTTGCTGAGGGTTACCTTGGAAGTTAAATGAACCATAATGGTTCAAGCTGATGGATGGGTCAAGCCAAATCTCACCGCCCATGTCTTGCCATCTGCGAGAGAAGGTATAATCTTCAGACAAATAACGCTTGTCCTTCGGATCAATCATAGTATCAAAGAATGCATAGAAATGCGGATTCAACTCTGGAGGAGTATTCAAGTCGTTGTTATATTTGAGTTCAGGATAATGTACAATCATTTTGTCGATAACTTCCCGCTTAATCATCATAAAGCCTGTGGCACCATCATGTAAACGAATTAGACCGTTCTCAATAGCAATTTGTTTAGTATCACGATTTAAGAATTTAAAGTTGATAGCATAATCACTGCCGAAAGAAGCGATCTGTTGATCTGAATACCCCTCATCCTTGAGTCTAACTGATTCGCGAATACGTTGCCAATTAACACCCTTCTTAGGATAAGCACCAACTGCTACTTCTTTATTATGGGCAATTAATTTAATTACATCTTCAACTTGGAATTCGATGTCTGCATCAATAAACATCAAGCGAGTAAAATCGCTTTGTAGGAAATAAGCAACAAGTACATTACGTGCTCTTGTTACCAATGATTCATTTGCAATAGTACCAAATGCTACTGGGATTTGATGTTGATTGCAGAATGTTAATAATCTAATTGTTGAACGGAAATACGCTTCCGTTAACATTCCGCCATAGCAAGGAGTTGCTATGAAGAGTTTTTCTTTTCGCAAGTCATCTAATTTGACTTCTAATTTATTCTCATTTGGATTTGCTGGTGGCGTTAGTGTTGTTGGCACTTTAGGCAATGCAGGCACCTTCGGCAAAGCCATTGGTGTAATTTTCTTTTTTGTATTCATAATAACTCCAAGTTATATTATAAGGGTTCTACTTCGAAAATAGTATATTTGAACGATGCTATCGCCGTAAAATATTCTACGCTTCCTGATGCTATATCAAAGTCCAAGGCGGACAATGATGTAGGGAACAGATTTTTAAATATTATATTTACTTTTGCTGTGTTTGTCGAGTCTAAAATCGTTAAAGTTGCATCCGAGTATGCCAAAATCTCTGAAGTACCATCCAATTTTGTTATAAACGGGAATCTGCTTGGCCTATCTTTTACAAAGGTTGAGAATTGGTTATAGTCTTTAGGGAAACCTATAGCAACTATCCATCTGTACAATTCAAGATAATTTGACATATCTTCCGATATCAAAAATCTAATTGCAAGCTCACCGAAATTAATCTTATCACCGATAGTAGGAATATCAACAAACGGGGTAGGTTGAACCGCATATCCAAGTTGTATATCTGGAATGTTTGCGGATTGACAAGTAAAAGAAACATTAGGTATATCTTTAACACCAAATCTAAATGCGTTCGGTCTTAAATAATCATACGTTTTAGGTAATGAATTATAAAAATTATTTTGTAGATTGTTGATGTTTGCAGTATACATACGCTTCCTTGTTATCTAATATATTTATAGCCTGTGCAAAGATAGAAAAAGGGGGAATTGCTTCCCCCTTTTAAATTCCGATCTATGTCGGCTACTTAATTACATTAAGTTCACTACCTTAGTCTTGCGATAGTATTGGTTGCGACCTGCTGTAAATCTGTCTCCATCCGCATCTGATAAAGAAGAGCTAGATGTCACATATGGGTTAGCAATCAAACCATAACGTGTCTTGAAGCCAATCTTTGGCTGGAAGCTGTTAGGATCGATAGCACGAACCATTTGTAAAGGAACATATGGACAGTAGAACATACCTGCGTCATATGGGCTAGAACCCTTATAACCAACCATGTAGAACTGATTAGCAGAACCGAGGTTTGCAGAATACGGATCAATGTAAACACGATAGCGACCGTTCAATACGCCTGCGAATGTGTTACCTGTATCGTCAACATTTAAGTTTGTAGACAAAGCTGGGGTATAGTCCAGAACACCAGACATAGCTAATGCACTTGCAACGTCTGCAGAACAAACGATGAAGTTACCTTTTCCTCTACGAGTATCTTGTGCAATGTGATTAGCATCACGCTCAATGTTGAACAATAAACCTTTGAAGCGCTCAACAGACCAACGTCCATTAGAGTCGATATCTAAGTCAAATGTTCCTGCTGTTGCTGTTGCAGGTGAACCTGTTTTTGCAACTTGATAAATTGTTCTAACAACTTCACGATTGATTTCAAACATGAATTCTTGTGACAAGATGTTGGACAATTCTGCTTCTGCGTCAAGACCATGAATTGCTTTCAAGTCTTGTGCCAATTCAACAGTGTACTCTGCCTTCAAAGCACGTGACTTAGCAGTAACTGTAGTCTTATCAATTGAGAATGACATCTCATTGAATGTTGTTGCTGCTTCCATGCTTGCTGTGGAAATAGCATTACCTGTGGTGTATGTACCAAATACTGGATTAGAACCAGAATGTGCAGGAGTTGAAGCTGTACCTGGTAGTGAACCAGAGAATGAAGTGTTGGCTTCATTGAACAATGCTTCTACTCTGTTAGTAGTATCATTACGCTCATCTTTGTAGATTGATCTCATTGCGAAGATCAAACCTGTTGGGCCAGTCATTGGTTGAACACCGCAAATGTCATAAGCCATTAGATTAGGCATAGCACGACGAACCAAACCGATTAAGATTGGGTCATACTTGTCAATACCGGCAGTTGCGCTAATGTTGTTTGCTGGAGTCTCGAACAATGCTTGACGCTCTTCACGTAAAGATTTTTCTTGATTCTCTAACAATACAGCTGTAACTTGACGCTTATAGTTGTCCTTGATTTGTGGCAGGTCTGGATGATCCAGAATGGCTGACCACTTTTGCTGAATATTCTCTGATAAAAACATTTAATGTCTCCTTGTTGGTAACTGTTTGAACTTATAGTTATTTATAAGTTATGCTCTTTTGATTGATCTTGATAAGGCTTGTGCATAAGTTGAAACAACATCATTGCCTGAATAGGATTCAGTCGGTGCGGTTTCTTCTATTAGCGCTTGCTTTGCTGTTTCTTTATTTACAATAGCGTCGCGGGGAAAATAATTTTCTTTAATAACAGATACCTTTTCTTTATAGAAATCTGCATTATCGAACTCTACGCCCTCTAGAAGTTTTGCTAATTTGTTAGCCTCAGTATCTGCTAGATCTTTAGACATTTCCTTAATAATAAGTTTCTTTCTTAGATCTGTTACTTCGGTATTTAAATTAACATTGTTTTCCAACTGACTGTTAAGTCCTTCTTCCAGCTCTGTTACTTTGTCTTGCAATTCACCGATTACATCATATTTTTCTTCGGGCACTTCAATGTAGTGTTCTTTGAATAGAGCCTTTAGACCTGACATGAAGTCTTCGGCGATTTCCGAACGAAGACCACTCTCGACAGCCAATTTATTTTCTTCTAAGTAATTCTCAACAACATAGTTGAGATAAGCGTCAATTTTTTCTACAACGCCTTCTTTGTATTCCGTAAATTCTTCAGCATATTTTTCTTCTAATGCTTCTGATACTTTTTCCATTTCGTTGTTAACGCGAGCAATAACTGCTGCTTCAAAAATGGATGTTGCTTTTTCTCTAAAGTCTTCTGACAAATCATCACCGAAGATTGGAGAAAGATCAATAGGTTCAACAATAGTTTCTGTTGACTCTTCTTCTTGATTCTCCGCTTCCTCTTCTTCAGCCACAACTTCAAGGTTTTCTTCTTCAACTTCTTCTTCATGAATACCTGTATTTTGAGGAATCTGACTTAGATCTTTTACTGTTGTGAAGTTTGGTGCTTGACCAACAGAACCTTTCATTGCAATAGTATTTTTAGAAATACCTTTTGCAGTGATTGCTCCCTGATTAACTGCAGTTTCTTCGCGGTCTTCGTGAGAAGCGTCCTGCGAATCGCCTTGTCTTGGCTGACTACTATCGCCAGAGTTGGCAGCTTTAATTGTGGAATCTTTTTGCTTGGTAGGAACCATAGGACCAGCTTCTTCCTCAATAACTGAAGTTTTTGCTGTTACTTTTTCTAGCAATTCCTTAACTTTACTTTCTACTGACATTAGTGTCTCCTAAATGTATTGATGTTCTTCAATTGATATTTATAATTCTAGTTACCTAGACAATTGATTAACAAATTGTTCAAATATTTTTAACTTAACTTCATCCAAGTTTTTCTTAGATGTAGCCCTTATTTGCTTTTGCGCCGCCTCAATGTGGACTGCTTTCCAAATACCATTTTCTAATATCCATTCTGCAGATTCCATAATGCCTTGAACAAAAGCTTCTGGTGCAGAAGGATCAGCCACAATATCAACGGTTGCTAGATGAAA